TGGCTCAAGATTACATCTGCTGGCTCTAACGGCACTGTTTGTGTTACTCAGTCAGACTCAGGTAATTCATTCGTCTGTTGAGATAGGAGCAATATCTGAACTAAGAGGCAACGCACAGGTTCTTAGAGACAAACCTTATGGTGCAGAAATAGACTTTGGCATACTCAGCTATGACAAAGTAGAAACAGCTAATGGACGTATGGGCATCACGTTCATAGATGAAACACAGATAAGACTTACAGAAAACTCAAAGGTGTTGATTGATGAGTTTGTATTTGATCCTAACCCCGATAAATCCAAGATGGCTTTGACCTTCGCAAAAGGTACAGCAAGATTCGTTACTGGTAAATTAAACAAAGTAAGCAAGAAAAATATAAAGATACGAACCAACAGTGCAACGATTGGTATAAGAGGCACAGACTTTACTATCACTGTGGACGAGCTTGGCAGATCATTAGTCATTTTGTTACCTGATATAGATGGCACATCTAGTGGCGAAATAACAGTAGAAACTGCTATGGGATTAGTTGTATTGAACAAACCATATCAATCTACTGTTGCTAGTGGTTTTGAACAAGCACCAACAAAACCTGTAATTTTGGATATAACATTAGATCAGATAGACAATATGTTGATTGTAAACCCTCCAAAGAAAACAGCAGACATCACAGAGCAAGAAGAACAAACTAAATCGGCAGACTATTTAGATTTCAATGATCTTGATATTGATTATCTCAACGAGGATTTTCTGGATGCAGAAGAAGAACTTGAGTTTACCGAGCTAGATGTCAACTACTTAGACGTAAACTTTCTTGAGGACTTGTTAAATGTGTTGGACGCACTAGCCATAGAGAAAGAAGAGGACGCACTGAAACAAGGTGGTGTAGGAATCAGAATAACTGGTACAGAGATTGGTCAAGATAAAGATACACAAATAACAACAATAGTATCTGGTCAAAATATTAGTCTTACTAGAACAGTCAGCCAAAGTGCCAAACTAAACCTTGATGGCTCTGGCAGCTATACAGTTATACTGGTACAAGATGGTGTCTCTAACGTAGTAAAAATAAACGGCGGTTCTTCAACGACAATAACCATCATGCAAACTTCCGGATAAAAAAGGCTTCAAAGAATAGTGCTTTATCGTACAAATATGGGTTAGAATTGTTATAACTTTTACATAAAACAATATAAGGAGAAGAAATGCCTGGACCTAAAAGTAAAAAGCCAATGAAACCTAAGATGAAAAAGAAAAAAGTCAAAGTCACTAGGATGCGAAGATATTAGTGGTAAAAAAAGTAAGTGCGGAAGATAAAAGAAAACAAACCGCCTACTTTTGGAAATTCTTGTTGGAGCAAAAAAAGAAGGAGAAAACATGCCATTTAGAAAATACTCACCAAAACAAAAAAAATTAGCCAGAGTAGCAAAGCCTAGAAACAAAATAACTGGTGCTGATTTTGCAAAACTCAGAAAGAAAAAAAAGAAATGAAGAAACCTAAACCAATAAAAGTAAAAGGTGTTGACGTTTCAAGTCTTACCAAAAGACAACAAACGGCAATGAAACGTCATTCTGTGCACCACACAGGTAAACACATACAAAGCATGGTTAACTCTATGAAACGTGGAGCTACTTTCGGTGAGTCACATAAAAGGGCACAAAAGAAAGTAGGAAGATAGATGAAAGCTTTACTTAAAAACTTGGTGGGTACAGTTGCCCCTACGCTTGGACAAGCAATCGGTGGCCCTATGGGTGGTATGGCAGCCAACATGATTGCAGATGTATTGGGTTGTAAGAATGATCCAAAGTCAATACAGCAAGCTATGGACAATGCTACACCCGAACAAATGCTTGAACTCAAAAAGGCAGAAGCCGACTTTGAAGTAAAGATGAAAGAGTTAGAGGTAGATGTATTCAAGCTGGAGACAGAGGATATACAAGATGCTAGAAAGGCTTTTTCAAAAGACTGGACAAGCAGAATAGTTGGTATTCTTATAATAGTTGGGTTTCTTGGTTACATATTCACAGTCACACTAATGCCACCAGATCAAAACTCAGACACTATAGTTTCTCTTGTGCTTGGGTATTTAGGCGGTCTGGCATCAGCAATTATTAGTTTTTATTTTGGTGCGTCACAGTCAAACGATAAAAATGATTAAAGAACTCACAGAACATCTAATTGAGTTTGAAGGTCTAAGGTTAAAACCCTACTTATGCACAAGTGGTAAAACTACCATAGGGGTAGGCAGAAACCTTGACGACAGAGGTATCTCAGAGGATGAAGCCATGATACTTCTTGCTAACGACATAAAGATAGTACAAGAAGAACTACAAGCCAGATGGGAATGGTTCAAAGATTTACCCCCTAGACCTAAATTAGTTATGATGGACTTGGCATTTAACATGGGAGTACCGGGCATATCTAACTTTCAGAATATGTTACGTGATCTACAAGAGCAAAACTGGAAAGGTGCAGCAGAAAATTTACTAGATTCTAAATATGCCAAACAAGTAGGCAGAAGGGCTATCTATAATGCCAACCTTTTAGAAACTGCTGATGATTTATCTTTGCCATCAAAAGTAACATAATGCTAGAATAAAACTATGGCAGAAGAAACTTACGATCCGTTTGCATTTAGTGACGTTGGAAGAAGGGCACTAGAAGGTGAGTATATAAACTCAATGAGATTTTTCTGGTTTGATCCTGTTACCGGAGAAGAAGGACAAACCACAGAAGGTTATAGTAGAGTTCCCGACTCAGCCAAGCCATACATATATCTGAACCCCAATGAGAGAAACGCTGCTAGAGATAAATTTTACTCTAGTGGCGCAGGGTTTGGTGGTACTAACCTAGCAGGTGGACAAGGAATTGGTGGTGGCTTATTAAGCGGTCAGGCCTACGCACAACAAATAGCTGGCGGTATTCCGTTTGAACAAGTCGTAGCTCCTGGTATGAGTTTTTCTCCCGATCAACCAATGGGCTTTTTAGCAGAAGGAGCTACACCTTTTGTTCCAAGATCAATCACACCACCCGAAACTACACAACAAGAAACAACTTTTTTCCCTAGCGTAAGCGATAGCAACGTTGGTATGACTGGTGCAGACTTAGGCTTGCCTATGGGTACGGGAACACCCATGCCAGCCGGTACTCTTTTTGATGAAACGTCTGTGACCAGCATGCCAGCAACGGGAGAAGTTCCTAAAAGTAACAAACAAATATTTTTAGATCGTTTGAAATATGGAGATGAAAGAGTAGATACAAGTGCTACGCTTTCTGGCCCTGCACCTGGGGATAATATTCGTGTAAACCCTAATCCTCCGAGTATAGAAATTCCAGATTATGGAGGCACATTTGACCCGCCAGCCCCAGCAACTGGAAATCTTGGATCATCAGTTCCGTCTGGTACGATTGGAAATACATTTACGCCTGCAATTACTCCATCTATAAATACTATCGATCCTGATTTGATTCCAGAAATACTTCCTAATCTTGGTTTTCCAATGCCCAACTTGCCCATATTAGAAACACAGCCAGTGATTCCAACTATGCCTGTTATGACAAACTTTACAGTTCCACAAGACCCAATACTGAATATAGAAAATATTATTTCACCAATCAGAACTGGCGGAACTCGTAGATTACTTGGTGCTTTGTAATGGTTACTGAAAAAGAAGTAAGACAAGCATCAGAGGCAGAAAGAATACTAGAATCAGATGTATTCAAACTATCTTTAGAAAATCTAAAAAAAGAATACTTACAAGCTTGGATAACATCAAAAAAACCAGATGAGGTAGATGCAAGAGAAAACTTGCATAAATCAATCTTATTGTTACCAGAAATAGAAAAACATCTGCGTATCATTGCAGAGAAAGGTAAGCTCACCAAAGCAAACATAAATAAAGTTAGAACTATCGGCTAACTGTTTACTTTGTCTTTTAAATTCGTATAAAATGTCCTTATATTTTATAAGGAGAGTTTATGAGCAACACCGCAAAGCCGACTGCATTACAAACAGACTTAGAAAGTGCTACCCAGTCACTTGAGAGTTTTTTGACTCCGCAAGAGGATAAAGTCGAAGAAACAGCAAATGAAGAGGTAGATGTCATTGAAGATGATACTTACGAAGAAGAAGCAGAAGAAATAGAAGAAGCTGCTGAATCCGAAGAAGAGATTGAATATGACGAAGAAATCGAGGACGATGAACAATTAGAGATTGAAGAAGAACAAGAGCAACCCACTTTATATACCATCAGAGTTGATGGAGAGGAAGTAGAGGTCACGCTTGAGGAACTCCAAAACGGATATTCACGTCAGCAAGATTACACCCGTAAAACCCAAGACTTGTCTCAACAAAGAAAAACACTTGAGACAAAAGAAAAGGAGATTGCGGAGAGAGATGCTATTTATGCACAGTTGTTACCAAAGATGGAAGCCCAAATACAGGGCGAGATGGCTAACGAACCAGATTGGACACAGTTATATGAAGATGATCCCGTAGGTTATGTTCGTGAAAAGCAAATTTGGGATGAAAGAAAAGAGAGATTGTCTGCTGCTCAAGCCGAACAGCAAAGACTTCAACAAGAAGCATTTGCTAAACAGCAAGAGCAATACGCACAAATGGTGCAAGAAGGACAACAAAAACTCTTAGAACTCATACCTGAATGGCAAAATCCTGAAACAGCGCAGCAGGAAAAGTCAGCTATTCGTGAATATGGCATTAACGTCTTAGGTTATTCACCTCAAGAGATGGACACAGTATATGACTACCGAGCTTTACTTGGTTTGAGAAACGCATGGCTTAACAGTAAAACAGTTGAAGCTGTGAAGAAAAAACCAACGCAAAAAGCGAAAGCTAGGGTTGCAAGACCTGGAACTACTAATCGTCCGAAATCAGTAACACCTGTCAGAAAAGCACGAGAAAGGTTGGCTAAAACTGGTAAAACATCAGATGCAGCCGAAGTATTTAAACAATTATTAAAGTAATTTAGGAGTAAATTATGGCAAAAGTAACTAATGCTTTTGATACTTACACCGCCACTGCTGACAGAGAGCAACTTAGTGATATTATTTACAACATATCACCATCACAAACACCTTTTCTATCAAGCATTGGAAGGACAAATGTAAGCAATGTAGTCTTTGACTGGCAAACAGAAACGCTACCAACTCCATCTTCAACTGGACAGCTTGAAGGTTTTGAGTTAAGTAGATCAGCTTCTACTGCTACGACAAGGGAATCTAACGTATGTATGATCTCATCAAGAGATGCAACAGTAACAGGATCGCAAGAGGCTAGTGATGCTGCTGGTAAGAGGTCAGAAATGGCTCACCAGCTTGCTATCATGGCTAAAGCTGTGAAAAGAGATATGGAAGAGGCTTTAACTCAAAATATCGCTAAAGTAACAGGTACGGCTTCTGCTGCCCGTCAAACAAGGTCTTTGGAAACTTGGTATCAAACCAACGTAAACAAAGCTTCTGATGGTGCAAATGGTTCTGCTTCTGCTGCTAGAACAAACGGAACAAGAAGGGATTTGACCGAAGATATGATCAAAGACGTTCAACAACAATGTTTCGCTAGTGGTGCAGAGCCTTCTATTTTGATGGTAGGCCCATATAACAAATCAGTTATATCTGGCTTCACAGGTAGAGCGCAAGCTAGACAGTTCGTAGATGCTAATACTATTGAAGCTTCTGTTTCTATATATTCTGGTGATTTTGGAGAACTCAGAGTAGTTCCTTCAAACAGAAGTAGAGAGCAGGCGGTTCACTTGTTAGACCCTGAGTTTGCAGCAGTTGCATATCTCAGAGACTTTGAAACTATTGATATAAGCACAATCGGTGATGCTGAAACCAAAATGATCGTGGTCGAATACGGCCTTGAGATGAGGAACGAAGCAGCACATGGTATTGTCGCTGATGTTAAAGTTTCATCTACTGACGCTGGTTAGTAAATAGTTTTGTGGGGGGCATAAGCTCCCCACATACTACAGATGACTAGAAAAACAATAATAGACACAAGTATCGGTGGTGAAGAAGTTTTTGCTACTGAGGACGATAAAATCGTCTATCACAAAAAACAAAACGTACAGCCTGTTGTAGAGCACTGTAAGAACCTAAGTGAGCAACAACCAGGTAAAGAGTTTCGTCATGTTGCCGAGATACCTATGGTAATATATCAACGCATGGTAAGGGATGGTTCTATAAATGATAAACAGGCCCTAAAAAAATGGCTGAACGATCCTGATAACCAAGCATTTAGAACTTGGAAAGGTAAAGTATGACTTACTCAGAACTTAAAACAAACATAGCAAACTATCTAAACAGATCAGATTTGACATCTTTTTTAGATATTTTTATAGACAATACAGAAGCGGAACTGAATAGAAGGCTCAGAACCAAAGATATGGTTAAAAGAGCAACCGCAACTGCTGACTCACAGTATCTAGCTCTGCCAACAGACTGGTTAGAAGCTATCAACGTAGAAATAACATCAAATAATTTTAGACCCTTGTTCCAACAGTCTATAGAATCTTTAGACGTTTACAGACAAGCTAATGACAATGTAACAGGATCACCAATATATTTTGCAGTTGTTGATAAAAGCTTAGAGTTAGCACCTACACCAGATACAAGTTATACGCTACAACTTACTTACTATGGAAGCGTAGATGCACTTAGCGACTCACAAACAACTAACTTTGTCTCTACAGGACATCCAGATGTTTACTTATATGGAGCACTAAAACACGCTTCTATCTTTCTTATGGAAGATGAGAGAGTACCTTTATTCACTGCACAATTTGAAAAAGCCCTAGAAGAAATGAGACTAGAACAAGAGAAAGCAGAGTTCGGTAAAGGTTCACTGATACAAAGACGAAGAACTTATGGTAAAGCGAGAAAAAACGTATATCATTTCAATAATTAGGAGAAACTATGTCAGGATTTAGCGATTATTTAGAGGACAAAGTATTAGAGCATGTTTTTGGTGGCAACGCTTTTACAGCACCATCATCTTTGCACGTAGCACTGTTTACAGTTGCACCATCAGACACAGGTGGAGGAACTGAGGTAAGCGGTGGCTCTTATGCACGTCAGACAGCTACATTCAATGTTTCTGGCACAAACCCAACCACAGCAACTAACGCAGCAGCAGTTGAATATCCAACAGCTACAGCAGACTATGGAACTGTAGTCGCAGTAGGTATATTTGACGCTTCATCAAGCGGTAACTTGCTTGCTTATGCAAACCTTACAGCTAGTAAGACTGTAAGCAGTGGAGATGTATTTAGGTTTGATGCAGGCGACATTGATATAA